GTCGTCGGCTACCCGTGATGCTTTGACGATGATTGATTCTTTGGAAATGATATTGCCGACCAAAATAAACCGTTTGTTGCCCGACACCGACATCGCAGGGAACAAAGCCCGTTCAATCCACTGAAACTTTCGGTCAATACGGCTTTGATTGCGGCTTTCTTCGTCGGTATCAATATCGTCAATCAGCACTAAATCGGGGCGTTTTTCTTCATTTCGAGAGCCACGTGGCGACTGCCCTGCCCCCAAAGCGCGAAAACTGCACCCATCAGCCGTTACGAATTTGCCCACTTCCCAACCCCGCCACGACTTCTGAACGCCAAAATCGTGAATAAGTCGCTGGTTGCTTTCCAAGTTAATCATCACAGGCATCAGCAATTCTTCGGCTTTTTCGTAAGAATTGCTCACATAGAGCATATTGTGAGATTTACCCGTGAATTTGAGGTATAATGTCAAAAACAAACCCGCCGTTACGGACTTGGCGTGTTCCCTTGCCCAAGCCCTTACGATGTAGATATTGTCGTTGTCAATGACTTTTTTAGCGAATCGCAGATGGAATTTGGCGAACTTCGCGGAGGTGTAATTGGGAAAATAGTAGTAACAGAATTGCTCAAAATCGCCCAATAGCCGTTTTACGCGCACCCGTTGTTCGGCTTCAGTTTCGTTGGGAATGGGCGTTTCTCTGACCAGATTATTGCGATAATCGTCCCAACGTTGCAGCGATTGTTTATCCGTAGCACGGTTGCGTTTCATAACAGCGATTTGATAAAGGCATCGAAAATTTCTGCCTGTTCTTTGGCTTTGGCGGGTTCTACGCCGCGCAACCAATTCAGGCACTTGATACTGACATCTACCACGTCAGACACAGACGTTTCCGTTTCGAGCTGTCGAATAGCACCTGTCGTTTTGACCAATACATCAGCCTCTTTTGAGTTGGCAAACCGTTGCCCTTCGGGTTTGGATTTGATATTGGTGTTGAGTTCCGACAATTGCTCATAAAGGTTGCCCAATTGCTCCTGTCGGGTGACGAGTAAAGACTTACGCAAAGCGTCCCACTTCCCATCTTTTGCCCACTTCGACAGCGTTTGCTCGGTCGTCCCGACGCGTTGGGCGATTTCCTTTTGCGTCACGCCTTGCTTGAATAGTAATAAGGCGTACTCCTTTTTTACGTCCTTCTCTGTTTTTACAATACTCACATTTTTAGGTATTTGGTGAAAAAAGGTAATAACCCCCTCTCGAACAGGGGCAAAACTACCCCTCAGTAACTGAACCGTTTGCGGGTTTGGAATACAAATCAGAGGCTTGGGAATAGAAGTCGCAACTGTTTGAAAAGGTCGGTGGTGTGCCTTCTTTTTGTGGTGTCAATCGGTTTTGAGGCTTCCGATAACAGCCTTTTCACAGCATTTATGGCAATGGCAAATAAGCGATTTATCATATCCTCTGAGAATGTATTGAACACTTACGGTTTTCGGGTGATGTCAGCAGGCATAAAGTTTCCTGCGCACGTTCCCGCTTTCGACAACCACAAAACGACTGCTGACCCGGTGGGGCATTGGGCAAATTTTGAGTTGAAAGATGGTGACTGTACGGCTGAGTTTGTGCCAAACCTCAAAACCCAACGCGGTAAGGAAATCGCCGAAATGGTAGCAGATGGGCATTTGGGGCAGGCTTCGTTGGGTATTGATGTGCGCTCGATACAAGCGAGTGGCGATAAGGCTTTGCTGTTGACGGGTCAAAAACTCAAAACCGTTGTGAGCTGCATTGCGCCCGAAGTGTCAATCGTCAATTTGGCATCAAATCGCAACGCGGTCGCCCTGCACGATGGCGAATTAGGACAGCTCAATTTGTCGGCAAATGACCCCTCAGTAGTGGCGGTTTTGGGCGACATCACAATAGAATCACCAGTAAAAACGGAAAAAATTTCGATGGAAAAAGTAATGCAGTATTTGAAACTCGCGGACGACACCGACCAAGATGGGGTGTTGAAGGTGCTTAAAGCCAAAGATGCCGAACTCGTGCAGTTGCGGGACCAACTGAAAGCCCGAACCGATGCTGAACGCGACACTTTGCTCACAGAGGCGATTGCGAAAGGCAAAATCACCGCCGCCCAACGTCCGCACTTTGTTAAATTGTTTGAGAATGATTTTGAAACAACAAAAAATGTGTTGGCAGGTTTGGAAGCGAGGCAGACAGTCAATTTGGCGGATTATGCAGCAAGCGGCAGTCAACAGGCGGCAGGCGGCAAGCCGACGCACAACGGCAAAACATGGTTGGAACTCAGCCGCGAACAGCCCAAAGAATTAGAGAAATTGAAAGCGGATAATTTGCAGCTTTTCAAATTGATGTACAAAGCAGACGTAGGGACGGATTGGATAGATTAAACTACCCCTTTCCCTATTTTGAAACAAAAAGTTTTGCAATCACAACAAAAAGTAACATACTCAAATGGCAGTTCAAGTAGAATTATGGAAACAAGGCATTGTCAATGCTTTATTCCGTAAAAATGTTTTTTTGAAGTTCGGCACAGATGTGACGAGCGAAGTATTGGGCGGTGCGGTCGTCCACATTTCGCAGTCGGGCGGACCCGCAGGGGCGCAACGCAACCGCACCGTTATTCCGGCAACGGTCATCAGCCGCGCTGATACCGATGTCACCTACGCTTTGGACAATTTTACGTCCGACCCTTTGCGGGTGACGAAAATGGAACAAGCCGACATCAATTATCAGAAAATGCAATCTATGATTGATGAAACGGGTGCGTTTATGTTCCAATTGGCGGGTGATGCGGTGTTGGAATATTGGTGTCGCAATGTGCCGAACAACGCGAATTTCCGTTTGGCAACGACAGGCGCGGCAAAAGCGGTGGCAGGTTTGACAGGCACGCGCAAAAAAACGACCGCCGCCGATTTGCGGACTTTGCAAACCATGATGGACGTGCAGGAAATCCCTGACGAAGACCGCTACCTCATCATCACACCCGATATGCACCAAGACCTTTTGGAAGATGCAGACATCAAAAACGTGTTCGCTTTCACAAACGTAGATTTTTCAACGGGCAATTTGCCCATGTATGCGGGTTTCAAAATTATGAAACGCAGCCGTGTGCATCGCGTGACGGCGGACGGTGCAACCAGTCGTTTGCCTGACTCTGGTGTGGCAACTTTGGGGACAGATAATTTCTGTGGGGTGGCGTTTCACAAGTCTTGTGTGGAATACGCTTTGGGTGAGCGCAATTTGATTTACACGCCCAATTTGGCGGCAAGCTATGGCGACGAAATGTCCATGTTTATCCGTGTAGGCGGTCGCGCTCGGCGTGGTGATAATAAAGGCGTTTTGCTCTTGACGCAAGGCGTGTAATTTCCTGAATATCAATTTTTTAAACAGCAATTAGCATCTCAAAGCAGTGGCAGAAGTAACAGAAGAATACAAAGGCATGAGTCCACAAGTCATCAGTGTATTGACCTACGAGACGGTGCAACGGCTCGAAAGGAAAGCCGACGAGAACGAAGCACGGCTTCGGCAATTGGAGCTTGATTTTGAACGGTTCAAAGTCGAAGTCAATACCCGTATCAAAACTTACACGACACTGGCATCTGCCATTGCCACTGCTTTGGGGTCTATTGCCTCTTTTTTAATTCAACATTTCGTAAAATAACAACGATGGGAAAAGACGAATTGAAAGCCTATTTTGAGGCACACTCCGACGAATCGGAACTGTATGTGGTCAAAAACAAGCACCACGACACCCAAGTATTCATGGGTAGCCAAAAGGTACACGCGACCAATTTTGCGGCGGGTATTACCGACAATATGCTGATAGTCAAAAAATCGGACGTTTACGCTACCGAGATACCGACAGAATTAAAAGTGCCAAAAGCCGAAAAAAAGGCTTAGTCGCCTTCGTGCGCCGCCTTATTGACAGGGTTTTATACCCGTTCTAATCACGTTCAAATCTACTTTCTACATGAAAAAGTTTCTGTTTTATTTTATTGTGGGCATTGATGCCTTGCTGATAGTGCAGAGTTGCACAACTATCCAAGCCCAAGACATCCCCCCCTCAGTACAAGCCCAATTGGACAGCCCAACGGCGACCAATGTGTTTATTGGAACGCTCAAAGACGGTCAAACGTCGGCGGTTCCCGTGACGATTCGACAGACTGCTCCCGACTCTATCATTGCCCTGAATGTTGTGTTTACGCAACCGAAGGCGGGGCAGTCGTTTTGGAATTGGGCGGTCGTTAATTGGATTGGTTGGATTACGGTGCTGTTGTTTGTGGCACAAGCCGTTGTTAATCTGACGCCAACGCAAGCGGATAACAACGTTTTCAATGTGTTGAAATGGATTGTGGATTCGCTGTTTAAAAACAAAAAAGCTTCGGGCGGCTATTTCTAAGTAGTTAGATAGTTGGGTTAGTTGGTTAGTTAGTTACAC